AGGTATCGTAGGTGAGACACAAAAAGGTCCAGCATTCGAACCTATCTTTATACGAAATTTTGATGAATTTACTAACTTCTTTGGGGGAACATCACCAGAAAAGTTTATTAATACACAAATACCGAAGTACGAAGCTTCGTATATCGCAAAATCTTATTTACAACAATCTAATCAGTTGTTTGTTACAAGAATTTTGGGATTGTCGGGATATGACGCGGGACCATCTTGGTCAATTAAAACAATAGCAAACGTGGATAAATCAACAGTTGGTTTCCAATGTTCAGCTACAACTTATGATGTTAATTCTTGTACAAATATATGTACGGGATATACAATAACCCCATTCACATTCACGTTCAGTGGGTGTAATAGTAATATTAACACGATTGCAACAACATCAACATTACCAACACTTATTTCATCAAAAATAAATGATACCTATGAATTATTTAACGGGTCAACATCAACATTATTAGATGATTTAAAAACACAATTATTTGGAATAATAACAACACCAAGTACGTCAGCAACGTCAATTAATTACTATGGTACTATTTCAGGTTCTAATTACAACTCTTTAAGTGCTTATACATCACAAAATAATGTTTTTGGTGTCGATAGTGTTACATCAACCAATGCTGATTATACCGACGCAAATAATGACCCTTGGTATTATTCATTATTTGATAACAATAATGGTGTTTATAGTGGTTTTTCATATTATAACGTTGTAAGTAATTTAAAACAAACATCAGTATCATCAAATTGTGCATCATTCTATTCATTATCTGTTAGTTCAGCAACTGTATCAAATACTGCAGGTAGTGTGAATTACAATACTAACACAATTGACGTTGTATTACCTGTGGGTTCAACAGGTTTATCAGCTTTAACGGTAACGTTTAGTGCTTGTACAACGGGTGTTACTGTTAGTGGTGTTACACAACAAAGTAGTGGGATGACACAAAACTTCTCAGCGGGGACAAAAGCTTACGTTTTAACATCCCAAGACGGTACTAATATTCGAAATTGGACGGTTAACGTATCAATAATTAACCCTTGTATTTCATCAACAAGTGGTAATACGGGGTCAAATAGTTTAGGAACAATAACAACGTGTTATAGTGGAACTGTTAGTGGTAAAATTTATGTTTACTCTGGAGTATCATATACTGACTTTGATGATATGGTTATAGCAACACTTCGTTCAAGAGGTATTGCAACATATGGTACGGGAAGTGACGGACCATCTTATGAAGTTACAGGGACAACGGATGTATCAATTGATTGTACCGCTTCAACATATTCAAACATATCTAAAAACCCATACTCTGAATTTGGAATTAATGTTACAGATTATGATGGTAATACATTCTTCTTTGAGACATCATTTAGTGAATCAGATTCTAAGTATCTTTCTAAAGTGTTTGGTTCTTCAAACTTTTCAAAACCAAGAACAACTGTTCCGTTATTTGTTGAGGAGAAATTCCAATCATTATTAAACTATGGTTATAATAAAGGGTATATTAGAGGTTTAAATTGTAATTTGGTATCGTTACCAAGAGCCGCTGGAGGAGATTCAAGTTCAATAGCTTATTACTTAGAAAGATACCAAACACCAGTTTCACCTTGGGTTGTTTCTGAGGTTAGAGGTAGTAAAGTATTTAATTTATTTAGATTTGCCACAATTTCCGATGGAAATGCCGCAAATACTGAGGTTAAAATATCTATTGCAAATATGTCTTTTGGTAATTTAACTTTTGATATCTTGGTTAGAGATTTCTACGATACTGATAATAATCCGGTAGTTATTGAGAAATTTACAAATTGTACTATGAACCCTAATGATAACTCATTTGTGGCTCAGAAAATTGGTACGACCGATGGTGAGTATGAGTTAAATTCAAAATACATAATGATAGAAATGAATGAAGATGCACCAGTTGATACATTACCATGTGGATTCCAAGGTTTTAAATTCAGACAATATGGTTCTTCAAAATCACCATTCCCAATTTACAAAACTAAATACGATTACCCTGGTGAAGTGGTATTTGACCCCCCATTTGGATTGAGTTCAGGTAGTAATGATGCTACATTAAGTCCGGGTGATAATGTTCGTAGAACTTACTTAGGTATTTCTACAGGAAACGGAGCTGGTTATGACGCTGATTTCTTCCAATATAAAGGAAAACAAAAACCATTAAATTTATGTATAGATAGTGATGCTGCTGAGTGGTTAACATTAACAAAAGGTTTCCATATGGATAAAAACGCGAGTGGTATTACAGTTTCAAATGTGTATACGACAAGTGGAACACCTGCTTACTACGTTGGTGATGCAACGTTTACATCTGACCCTACAAGTGAAACAAGTCCTTATTATAGAATATACTCACGTAAATTCTCATTATTAGTACAAGGTGGGTTTGACGGTTGGGACATCTATAGAGAATCAAGAACTAATACCGATACCTTTAAATTAGGTAGAACAGGGTTTTTAAATGGTTATTGTTCAGATATTAAATATCCTACAGCTACAGGTTGGGGTGCATTTAAACAAATTACTGTTGGAAACAACACTGTTGATTATGGTAATTCTGATTATTACGCTTATTTATTAGGACAACAAACATTCTCAAATCCTGAGGCAGTAAATATTAACTTATTTGTTACACCGGGTATTGATTATGTTAATAACTCTGATTTAGTTGAAGATGCTATTGAAATGATTGAATTTAACAGAGCGGATTCGTTGTATATTTGTACAACACCGGATAGTGATTTATTCATACCAAGTCCAGACCCAACCGCGTTAATATACCCTCAAGAGGTAGTTAACGATTTAGAAACAACAGGTATTGATTCAAACTATACCGCAACTTACTACCCTTGGGTATTAACTAGAGATAGTGTTAATAACACACAAATCTATTTACCACCTACGGCTGAAGTTACAAGAAACTTAGCTTTAACCGACAACATTGCTTTCCCTTGGTTTGCAGCGGCAGGTTATACAAGAGGTATTGTAAATTCAATCAAAGCGAGAAAGAAATTAACTCAAGAAGATAGAGACACCCTTTACCAAGGACGTATTAATCCAATTGCTACTTTCTCTGATGTTGGTACTGTAATTTGGGGTAATAAAACTCTACAAGTAGCTCAATCAGCTCTTGATAGAATAAATGTTAGAAGATTATTACTTCAAGCTCGTAAATTGATTTCAGCTGTATCTGTAAGGTTATTGTTTGAACAAAACGACCAAAAAGTAAGACAAGATTTCTTAGACGCGGTTAACCCTATCTTGGACGCTATTAGAAGAGACAGAGGTTTATATGATTTCCGAGTTACTGTATCGTCAGACACAGCTGATTTAGATAGAAATCAAATGACAGGTAAGATTTACATCAAACCAACTAAGTCATTAGAATTTATTGATATCACATTCTATATCACACCAACAGGTGCGTCGTTTGAGAATATATAATAAATTTTAAACACTATTTTTAAAACCCTCATTAATTAATTTTAGTGGGGGTTTGTTTTTTTCAATAATTTAATTATATTTATATGTATAGAGGAACTCGTTAATTTAATTAATATTTTACCAATGAAGATAGAATTAATATGTAAATGTTGTAATGAATCATTTATGACAGATTATAAACACAGAGATAAACAATTTTGTAATAGAGATTGTTATTTTAAATACGCTAGAAATGTTAAATTATTAGGGAAAACAAAAGACGAATCAGTTAGAGAAACACGAAAATGTTTACAGTGTGATAAAGAATTTACTGAAAGAATAAAACATAAAAAAACAATATGTTCAAATGAATGTAGATTACTATGGAATCAAAACTCAATTAATAAAGAGAATAGGTTATTGAAAGGTAAGGAATCTCTACAAAAAAAATACGGGGTAGACACGTTCTTCAATACCGAAAATTTTAAATCTAACTATACAAATATTTTTAAAGATAAGTACGGTGTTAATCACCCTATGTTAGTACCTGAGTTTGTTAAAAAACTACAAAAAAAACTCAAAGACAAACATTTAGTATCTTTACTACCTAAATTAAAAGAAAATAACCTTCAATTAAATGAGGAGTATTCTGTTAACAAAATGGGTAACAGTTCAAAACCATATGAATTTAAATGTTTAAAATGTAATAACGTTTTCACAAGTACCGTGTTAGGTTCGGGTAAAATCCCAATTTGTAGAAAATGTTACCCAATTATTAAAAATTCAAAATTAGAGGAAATTATACGTGATTTTATCAACTTAAACAATATTAAACATATTGACAATGATAGAACTATTTTAAACGGTAAAGAAATTGATTTATATTTACCTGAATATGGTATTGGTATTGAAATAAATGGTAATTATTATCACTCCGAAAATTCTGGAGAAAAAAATAAAGAATATCATATTAATAAATCAATATTAGCCGGTAATAAAAATATTAAGTTAGTACAGATATTTGAGGATGAGTTATTATTAAATAAGGAAAAGGTCTTTTCGAGGTTATCAAGTATGTTATTCATTAATGAAAAAATATTTGCGAGAAAATGTGAGATTAAAATTGTTGACAAAAAAACATCAACAATATTTTTAAATGAAAATCACTTACAGGGTAATTCAATTGATAAATATAGATTTGGTTTGTACTTTAAAAATGTGTTGGTTGGGTTAATGACTTTTGGAAAAAAAAGAAAAGTTTTAGGTAATAGTATGTCTTTAAATCAAGAATATGAGTTGGTTAGATTTTGTAATAAACTTAATTTTAATATTGTTGGGGGGTTTAGTAAATTATTGAAACATTTTATTAAAAATTATCACCCATCTATGATTGAAACCTACTCCGATATTCGTTGGTCAGGAGTAAACCCTGAAAACACTGTATATTTTAAAAACGGTTTTATATTTCAACATCAAACACCCCCAAATTATTGGTACATAAATAAAGAACATTATTTAAATAGATTTCATAGATTTACTTATAGAAAAGATGTTTTAGTTAAGGAGGGTTTTGATAAAAATAAAACAGAGTGGGAAATTATGCAAGAAAAAAATTATGATAGAATATGGGATTGTGGTTCTTTAAAATTTATTTTAGAATTATAAAATTTAAGATATTTATAAGTAATGTTAGGATAATCAAAAAATATCTATATCTTTGTACCCTAAAAAAAAATAAATTATGGTAAAAACTAAAATAAAAGAAACCGTTGATGATGTTATGTTACCTAACCAAAAGTATTACGCTTTTGATTGGGATGATAATATTGTTACGATGCCGACTAAGATTATGTTAAAAGATGAAGATGGTAATACCGTTGGTATGTCAACAGAAAAGTTTGCTAAGTATAGAGACATTATTGGTAAAGAACCGTTTGAATTTAACGATAAAACTATTGTTGGTTTTAGTGAAGACCCTTTTAAATATTTTAGAGTTAAAGGTGATAAACAATTTATTATAGATTCTATGATGGCAAAACCGGGACCAGCTTGGCCTGATTTTGTTGAAGCAATTAATAATGGTTCAATTTTTGCCATTGTTACAGCTAGAGGTCATACACCAAACGTAATCAAAGAAGCTTGTTACAACTATATTGTTTCAAACGTAAATGGTATTTACACGAAAGAGTTGATTAAAAATTTGGAGAAATACCGTGATTTAGCTGACCAAGAAAATGTGTCAAAAAGACAGATGATTCGTGATTATTTAGATTTGTGTAAATTCTACCCTGTTAGTTATGGGGAGGGTTCTGAATTAAACCCGGAAGAAGGTAAGGTTAAAGCTTTAAATGAGTTTGTTAATTATA